CTCCAGTCGTCAGCCGTTGACGCCGACTCTGGGCTCTCGCTGCGACTCACGATTAGTCAACAGTATCGCCAAACCCAATGGGCGCTCGATGCACTCTACGGCGGCGCTGTCGTGCGTCCTGGCCTCGCGTGCTACATCGCCGGGTAAAAGTAATTCACATGGGGGAAGGGTGCCGGCCTGCGGGCTGGCACCCTCGCTCTAGAGGGGGAGGCTAACACGATGGGAACACCTCACACGATCAAAGTGACGATGAAAAAAGGCGGCGCCGTCGCGGTGATCAATGCGTCGGACTTCGACGCGGCGACCCACACACGCACGCCGCCCATTGTTAAGCGCGGGGGCGGCTAGATGGCGGTATTCCCAAAACGGTCTACGGTTCTTCAGTCGCTCAATCTGACAGCCCTCGGGGCGGGAACGTTTACGAGCGAAGGCGTGTCGATACCGATGGCGGCCAGTGTGATCGCGTGTCAAGCCATCTTCGCGCGTGGCGGCGGCGGCACGACGACCGACGTGTTTCTTCAGACGAGCCTCGATAACGGCTCTACCTGGATCGACATCGCCCAGTTCGCACTCGTCACGACGACCGTCACGAAGGTCAGCGCCGTGCGGCCCTATATCGCAATGGCCGCGAACGTCACGCCGACCGATGGCGCATTAACAGACAACACCATTCTTGACGGACTCATAGGCGACCGGCTGCGGGTGAAGACTGTCGTCGTCGGCTCGTATTCGGGAACCTCGACCCTCGCTGTAAACGTTTGTATTAACTGATGGCGATCTCAACCCTCGTCGCAACGGCGAAGAGCACCACGGCGAATACCTACGCCACGCGCGCCGAAGCGAATCAGTATCACGAAGACCGGCCCGCGGTCGGCACGACGTGGGCCTCGGCCAGTAACGACCAGAAGGATACGTCGCTACTCTGGGCGACGAAGCTCATGGAGGCGTTGTTCGACTGGAACGGCTACGCCTCCACGACAACTCAGGCGCTCGGTTGGCCGCGGATGGGACTACTCGAACGGATCGACGTGGACCTCGACTCCGACACGGTGCCGCAAGAAGTGAAAAACGCACAGTCTGAATACGCGCGCCAGCTCCTGGTGACGAACCTCGCGCAGGACAACGACATCGAGAGCCAGTCAATCTCAAGCATTAAAGCCGGCAGTGTGGCCCTCGTCTTCGACACCGCCGCGGCGTATAACAAGGTCGTGCCCGATGCTGTGTATCTCCAGATCCCTCAGGACTGGTTCACCTCTGTGCGCGGGCGGTTGACAGGGACGCGGAGCCTGGAGCGTGCCTCATGAGCCTCGCCACGATTCTTCAGACCGGGATCTCGGTGGCGAATACGATCACCACGTCGCTCCAAGCGACTGTCACGCATGCGGCGTTCTCGTCCGATGACGGTTACGGCAAGCCGACATACTCCACGGGGGTCGCGCGCACGGCGATCGTCGAGCGGCGCCAGAAGTATATCCGCACCATGGCCGGGGACGAGAAGCTCAGCCTTGCGAAGCTGACGTTCCCGTATCCAGTCACGATCAATGAGCGCGACAAGATCACACTTCCCGACTCGACGGTCATGCCTATCCTCCGAATCGACGGCGTCGTGGACCCGACGACGAACGCCGAGTATTTAGTTGAAGTGGAGCTCGGCTGATGGCGATCAATTTCGAGGTGGGCAAGGTCATCGGGAACATGAAAAAGCTCGACCATACCCTCCCACTCGTGGCGGCGGCGGCGCTGTATCAGGAGGCGCTTGTCGAGCAGAAAGAGTCGATGAAGCGCACCCCTGTCGATACCGGCGCGCTGCGTAACTCGCATCAGACGAGCCTCCCGAAGTGGAAAGGTGAGAATCTCGAAGTCACGATCAAGGTTGGCGGTCCCGCGGCGGGGTATGCCGTGATCGTGCATGAAGATATGGAAGCCGATCATACCAAGCGCGGCAGGAAATCAGGCGATTTCGGGGTGGTGGGTGAGGCCAAGTTTCTTGAGAACACGATCAAAGAATCCGCGCCGTTCCTGCTTAAACGTATTGCGAAGCGGATGAAACTCAATCAGGGGATGGTGTAATGGCGAACGTCCTCGACGATCTCGCCACGCGGATCGCCACGGCGATTTCGGGCACTGTCGGCACAGACATCTTCAAGTCAATGATGCCGGCGCTCCCCGATGCGGCGGTTGCACTCTACGAAACCGGTGGCCTCGCGCCCGAGAAGCGCTTCGGCACGAAGGGGATCGACTGGGAGCGTCCCGGCGTCCAGGTCGTCGTCAGAGGCGCGCCCGGGGATTATCTAACCGCGAGAACGACGAGTCAGACGATCTTCGAGAACGTGGCGGCGATTGAAACGGAAGACCTGAGCGGAACGCGCTACTACATGAGCGACCCGCAGCAGCAGCCGTTCGGGCTCAACGTCGATGAGCAAGATCGCCCCACGGTGGCGTTCAACGTGTTGCTGACGAAGGATAAAAACTCATGACGTGCAAATGCGGGTCGGAGAATTTCCGGGCCGTTCTCGGCGGGCGCGAGGTCTGCATGACATGCGGAGCAGATCGGGAGGCAGAAAAAAATGGGAACAAGTGATCGCTATCGAGCTGTCGTGGATCTAACGTATCCCGCGCCGAGCTCACTGGGTGCCGTAGAGAAGGCGGGCGGACTCAGCAAGATGACACCTGAGCAACGCGACAAGGTGATCTTGCAGCGCGCGAAGGCGGGAACCATCGCCGATGGACTGCCGAAGTCGTCGGTCAAGTGGTTGCTTAAGTCTGAGTTGATCACGCTCGTCGGAGGGAAGAAATAATGGCTGCTGGAAAGTTTGGACCTGCATCAGGAATCCTCCTCGTTGACGGCTACAATATTTTGTCGAATAAAGTCACGGGGCTAACCGAGAAGGCCACTAGCGAACTCACGGATACCACCGGCCTCGGGGATACCGCGTATGAGACGGCTCCGGTCGGGATGACGACGATGGAAGTCACGCAGGACGGCGCGTTCTTTGATACGACCGCGCTGTATTCTCACGCCGCCTTCTCGGCGTCGGTGCCGACAACACCACAGACGGCCGCGCGCATTATGTGCGTCGGATTCGCCGGGCAGACTACCGGGTATCCGTTCACAGGGTGCGAGGGCACTTACAGCGATTCCTATGAAGTCGTGGCGGAACTCGGAAATCTCCAGAAGGCCAACGTGTCGTATGCCATGACTGGCACGCGGAGCGCGGGCCTCATCCTGCAGCCGCTGGCGGCAAAGACGGATAGCTGGGACACCACGTCGTCACCTGTGGACAACGCGGCGTCGTCGAGTGCCGGTGGCGTAGGATTTATTCAATGCACAGCCGCGTCAGGGTTTAGTGGGTTCGTCGGGAAGGTGAGACACTCGGCTGATGATTCGACGTATGCAGATTTATTATTGTTTACCGACAACGTCTCGGCACCATTCGCGGAACGTGTGACTGTGTCGGGGACGGTGAACCGCTACTTATCCTTCACCGGCCTCATATCGGGGACAGGTTCGATCACGATCTTCGCGGGCTTTGCGCGCGGCTAATAGGAGGAACACAAATGGCTGGAAAATATGGTCCAAGTTCATGCACGGTCACCTACGACGATGGCCCGGGAGGCACCGCCCGCGCGCTGACGAATTTCATCCTCGAAGGCATCAGCGTCAAAACCACCGCGCAGCTCCAAGATACCACCGCACTCGGGGATAGTGCGACGGAGCAGACGCCGACCGGATTGGTCACGGCGGAGAACATCACGTTGACCTGCATCTGGGATACCACCGGGACCACTGGGACTCACGTGGTCCTCGGGACCGTAGACAATGGCCCTCAGGACGCGACGCGCACCCTGGCGGTCGTCTTCGGCGACTCGAAGACCGCAACGGTTGAGACGAGATTGATGTCGTCGGAAGTCGTGGCGTCAATGGGGTCTATTCAGACAATCGTGGCTGAGATCGTGCCGACCGGCGCGCTCACGTGGTCGTAACGCGGGGGGTGAATGAATGGGTTTAGTGATTGGGATTACGAAGAGTGTTGATCTCCCTCTAGACGAGGGCGAGAGCGCGGTGGTTCGCAAACTCTCACACCGGAAACTGGCCGACGCCGCGGCGAAGCAGCAGCGCCAGGGAATCGGGTTCATGCGTGAGCTCGGCGCGGAGCTGATGCAAGCGTTGAGGAACGAGGACGCCGGGAAGTTGGATCGCATCCAGAAGACGCAAGAGGCGTCACTCTCGAACTACGACCGCGACATGATTCTGGAGAAAGGGATCGTGTCGTGGACTTTGACGCCCGCGCTTGAGGACTCGAACCGGGTCGACGTGATCGGAGAACTCGACGAACCGACCGCGGCGTTCCTCGCGGAGCAAATCTTCGAGTTTAGCAGGCCGGAGACGGAGCACGAAGCGGGAAACGCGCCGGGCGGTTCGTCGAGTATTTAGAACAGGAGGGGACCGATCTTCAGCCGCCCGACTTGTGGATCGTGAGTCGTATTTGTGAAGAGTTCGGGTGCCTTCCTGACGCCGCCAGGGAAGCGATTGACGACGATCTGAACGGGTCGATCTTTACACTGATTGACATGCGCGGCCTGGCCGCGACGAAGTCACGGATCGACAACGCCGAGAAGGGGAAAGTTCCGACGGATAGATCAGCGCAGCGGTATCTCAGACTGCACATGGAAGCCGTCGGGCGAGAACTGGGAATTAAGACCGCATGATCAATATCGGGACGCTCGTCGCCACGCTCAAGATTAAAGATCGACTGACCCCTGCGCTGGTGAAGGCGCAGCAGTCTCTGAAGAACGCCGGCACAAGACTAACCAAGCTCGGCGGTCAGATGCGCGCCACCGGATCGTCGCTCACCATGGGCCTCACGGCTCCTATTGTTGGGATGGCGGCGGCGGTGGGGGTCGCGTTTGGGTCGTTCGAGAAAAGCATGAACCGCGTGCGTGCGTTGACGGGCGCGACTGGCGGCGATTTCAAACGACTCGAAGCGCAGGCCAAAGACCTCGGCAAGACTACGCAATTTTCAGCCGGTGAAGCAGCCGACGCCATGGGCTTCCTTGCGATGGCCGGGTTCAAAACGAACGATATTGTCGGAGCCATGCCGGGCGTTTTACAGCTTGCCGCATCAGCGCAGCTCGACCTTGCGTCTGCCGCAGATATCACGTCAAACATTATGACCGGCTACGGTCAGACGACTGCCGACCTAGCGAACACGAACAACGTGTTGGTGAAGGCGATGACCTCCGCCAATGTTGACCTGACGATGCTCGGCGAGTCGATGAAATTTGTTGGACCCGTGGCGAAGTCGGCGGGCGTGGCCTTCGAGGCCGCCACCGCCGCGATTGCGCTCATGGGGAACGCAGGCATCCAAGGCAGCATGGCGGGCACTGCGCTTCGGGGGGCGATCTCGAAACTCCTCGTGCCGACGAAAAAAGCATCTAAAGAAATGCGGCAGCTTGGTTTAAGCGCCCTCGATTCCGAGGGCAAACTCCGCCCGATGTCGGACATCGTGCAGCAGCTCGGCGAACGTGGGGCCACCACTGGTCAGATGATGACCATCTTCGGGTTACGAGCGGGGCCAGCGATGGCTGGACTCGTGTCCCAGGGGCACGAAGCGCTACGGGAAATGACGAGCAGCTTAGAAGACGCGGGTAACGTCGCTCAAAGGATCGCGGATATCCAGATGGAAGGGCTATCTGGTGCTTTTGTAAGATTCAAATCCGCCGCGAACGGTGCCATGATCGAGGTGGGCGAACAGTTAGCCCCTGCGCTCGAACGTGTGATGGAAGTCGGGATCAAAGTGAGTAACTGGGTCATTGACACGCTGGTCCCAGCGTTTGCTTCTCTATCACCTACGACCCAGAAAATGATCATAGGTTTAGTGGGGCTACTCGCGGCCATCGGGCCATTAGCCGTGGTGGCGGCCACTGTAATCGTTTCGTTTGGTGTGGTAGCCGGTGCGCTGGCCGGAGTGACTCTTGCAACCGGGGGCCTTGTAGTAGTGATCGGGTTAGCCGGGGTGGCGCTTTTCATGTGGCGTAAAGAGATAGCTAGTCTTATCAACTTCATACGCGGCGTGTTGATGGATTCATTAGACTGGTTCGCTGTAAAGCTAGGCGTGATAACTAAGCAAGAAGCCGCTCTTGCGAAAGTTCAGAGAACGTTAAGTGATGAATTTGAACTCTGTTTTAAGACTGCTGAAGAACTCCGGGAAGCGCTGGGCGTAGCCGGAGTGGAGGGGACGGCTGAGGAACTAGATGCAGCGATGCGCGAGCTTGGGAATACCGTTGGTGGTCTCAATAACGATGAGATGCTGCTCCTCGCTAAACGTGTGAATGAGTTAAGAGAAGCGGGTGAAGAGGTGTCGCCTGAATTGGTGCGGCTCGCCGATCACATGGACAAGATGGCTTTGGAAGCCGCAGAAGCCGCAAGAAAGACTGCTGAACTAGAAGCTAATACCGTAACACTCGACGACGCGACCCGGGAGCTCAACGAGCGCATCAGTGAGCAGGCGCAAGCGTGGCGGGACGGCGGTATTCCGGCCGGATTAGAAGCGATGCGGGTGTATCGAGAATTCGGCGGAACTCTGGCAGAACTGTCAGAGTCCGACCTCGGAGGCTTCAGCGACGCACTCGGCAACATGATCGAACACTTGACGAGAACAGGCGAAGCGATCCCGGTGGACGTGTTCGATGCCTGGGTAGAAAGTTTGGAACTACTGAATCCCCTGACGGTGGATCTGAACACTAACCTCGGCAAGTTTGTCAAGATCGAGATGCCGCCGCTGTTCTCCGGGGGATTCTTCGATCCGGTCCTGGGCTCGTTGCCGAAGGTCACGCAACAGTTCAAAAATATTCGCAAAGAAGCGGAGAAAGCTCCCAGTGTTTTCGGCGCGTGGGGGAGTTCGGTCAAAGCCGGATTCAGTGACCTCTGGTCAGGGATGACCGGAGGCAGCGGAAAGATATCGGGCTTGTTCGCGTCGCTCGGGACTGGGATTATGGACGGGTTCGGGTCTATTGTGAGCGGAGGCCTGACATCGCTAATCAATATGAGCCTCAGCTTTGCCATGAAAGATCTAGGCAAGCTGTTCGGCTTCGGCGCTACGGTGAAAAAGAGCATAGCTCTGGCGGGTAAGACCGTGTACGA